TACGTCCTAGCTAGAGCGACCGGATCGTCGCCCACACGGGATAGGTAGCAGCTAGGGACCGAATCGAGCGTCTTGGAAACCCTATATGTTGTGGCTGGTGGTGTTCATAATGTTGGGAAGTGGCTTAATGGCGTAATAATGGGGATATTGGCTTTCCATAAGGCACATTATCGGACGTTGCGACGATGCGGCGAGAGTCGAGATCGGCAGGACTTCATGAATAGAGTTCGTATCCCCTCTCATTTTTTCACACACCTCACATGTGGTTTTTTTGCTTCTCAGAGACGGTTTGCTGTCACATTGCCGTTCTCACATATATTATTTTGGTATTTCTCACACGATGTCTTTTTGGAGCATTCTCAAACCAGGAGGGGTGATTATGAGGTTCAGGAAGAAGGTTGTGGTGGTAGAGGCTGAGGCCGTTGATGTGATTCAGTGGCTCGGAGATACAAAGAACTGGGGTGCTGTTTGGGACTTCATGAATGCTGCTGGCACGGACATGAAGCGTTATGGTCGAAGGGGTGGCCCTCTCTCTGAAAAGATCGAGATTGCGACCACCACAAGCACTATGCTGCTCTGCAAGGGTGATTGGCTCATCAAGAGCATTGCTGGCGAGCTTTCCGTCTGCAAGCCTGAGATCTTCGCGGCGACTTACGAGGCTGTGGAGGGGTGGGATGGCATGGCCCCCGGGTTTGTCAACCGTCGTGCTGAGGGTGTGGTCTCAGATGACCTTGAGGAGACTCCTGAAGAGCGTGCTATCACTGACATGGTTCTTGGTATAGGGTCCGGGAATCCCTACGGACGGGTCGCGAGCCTTGATGAGTTGGGTGGTCTGCATTGCGCATTGGATTCGGAGATGAGGCGGTGGTTGGCTGCTCTGGTGAAGTTGTTGCCGCTTTCAGAAAAGCCCGACATCGTAGTATGCTGCCCTAACGACAAGCCTTTGGCGGACGATGCCCTGAACCATATCGAGATTTCTGTGCATAACCGGATTAACCTCAACGGGGCTCTGGTGAGGATCGTCAAGTTGCTGGCAGGAGACCTTGATGACTAACGCCCCCACTATCATCACCGACGTCGCTGCTGCGGAGCAGTTACTGCTGGTGCGGTGGGAGATGGCTTCTAGAGACCCGCTTGTGTTCTTGCGGCATTTTGTGTGGACTTGCGACCAGCATGACAAGGACAACCCTGTGAAGCAGTTTCCTGTTGACCGTGTTTACATTCCGGTGATGACGAATCTGTGGGAGCATAACTTGCTGCTGGTGATAGCGAAGTCGCGGCAGATGATGATGACTTGGCTGTTCTGTGCTTTGTATCTGTGGGACACGATGTTTCATCAAGGCCGGTTGACGATACTTCAGAGTAAGCGTGAAGACGATGCAATCGGTAACAAGGATATTGGCAGTGGGTTGATGGGACGGAGCAAGTTCATCTTGGAGCACATCCCTGGCCGGCAGTTGCTGTTACCGAAATACACTGAGAAGGCCAATGAGTTGGTTTTCCCTGAGTTGAACAGTGCATTGCTGGCGATACCGCAGGGTGCTAATATCATCCGTCAGCAGACTGCAAGCGGGATATTCAGCGATGAGGCGGCTTTCCAGGAGGAGTTCGAACAGAGTTATGTTGCGGCTACCCCTTGTTTGCGTGGTGGTGGTCGTATGACTGTGCTGTCGACTCCGAATCCGGGTAGCTTTATGCAGAAGCTGTATCACGACGATATGGATGCAGAATAATAACGAAAGGAGGTAGCCATGCGAAGAGACCTTGACGAGCGGAGAGCCAACAGGCCACCTCGGAAGAAAAAGGCCACTGGCAGACCGAAAAAGGGCTCGGCGATAGATCCGGCAGTCATGAGAATCGGTGCTGATGGCAAACTTCAGCAGGCCACAGACCCCTCGAAGCGATTGACGGATGCTCGGCATGAAATCTTTGCAGTGGCGTATGTCCACAACGGGTGTATTGCCAAGCACGCTGCTGAGAAGGCTGGGTATGAACGTCCGCAGACTGAGGGCTCGAAGCTGAGGCGCCGGGCGGATATCGCTGCGAGAATTGATTTCCTGATGACCGACATCGGACTGACGCGGAATCTGGTGAAATCGAAGCTATCACGGGACATTCTGGGCAATATCGCTGACTTTCAGGACTTCCTGGACCAGAAAAAGACTCTGGTGGAGCTGAGAGCGGAGGGTATCGACACCTCGGTCATCAAAAAGGTGAAGATTATGACGAAGAACGGCTTCGAGACCCGTGAAGTCGAGATGTATGACAGTGCAGCGGCTACGATTCACTTGGCTAAGATTTTGGGAATGGTGGCTGATACCAACGTGAACGTGAGAGTCAGTGGGTTCGTGGAGGTGCTGAAGAGCGCAAGCACGGATGAACTGGCACGGTTGGCAGCGGCTTTGTCGACACCGAGTGCAAATTAGGGAGTAGCAAGTGGTCGAAGCAATCGGGAAAATCACCGAGCAGCGAGTATTCCGGCAGGGGTTGAGTGCATGGCCTCTTGACACGGGATTCGTGGCGGTGGATCTCGGCTTCGAGTGCGACCCTGACTCATTTCCTGAAGCAATCATGGATCTAGAGCGTAAACGATTACCGGCATGGATGTTCCGAAAGGAGTATCTGCGCGATTGGGATGCTCAGATCGGTATGCCGGTGTTTGATGTTGAGAAGCTGGACGCCGCGAAGGTCCATCTGCGGAATCCCCTCTATCGGATGGACCTTGACGGCTCTGGAGAACTTACAGTTCGCAAAGGTGGTCGACTTGCTGTGTATATGGAGCCCGACGCGCAACCTGAGAATCTTCCTGATAATGTGAAAAGCGTCAAGCGGGGATTCGTAATCGGGATGGATGTCTCGGCTGGAGTAGGGCTTACCGATAGCACGATGGAGGTATTCTCGGCTGATACGCTCGAACAGGCCGCTGAGCTGGCCGACCCGAACATAACGCCGCAGACTCTGGGGATATTCGCTGCTGCTGTGGGCCGGTGGTACAACAATGCGATGATAAACTGCGTCAACAAGATTCACGGGCTTACGACCATCAGAGCTATCGTGGATGACTGCAAATACTTCTACGTCTGGCACAATCGGCTTGCATCGGGGGTTGTTCAGCGCAGAACGGACAAATTAGGGTGGGGCAAGGGTGAGCAGACTGATGAACTCTTGTTCGACACCTACCTGCACTCTCTTGAAGCTGGAAATGTCACGATTCGTTCGAAGCAATGCCACACCCAGCATTATCAGTATGTTTGGGACGAGAAGGGCAAAGCCTGCTTGAAAAAGCGGGTTGGTGAGAACGAAATGCTCCGGAGAAGGCACGCCGACATGGTTGTGGGTTGTGGGTTGGCTTTCAGATGCGCTCAGGACGTAATGAAGACCAAAGGCACGATATTCAAGGCTCTGAGCCCCATAGCACAATACCTGAAAGATCAACGGGAACTCAAAGCCTCACCGTGGAGAAAGTGATATGAGCAGACTACTGGGCGGGATGATGGGCGGGATGATGGACGGCCTAAAGGGCTTGTTTGGTGGCGCGGGGGAACCGGGTCTCGATCAGGGTCTTGAACAGGGTCTCGACCAGGAGCAGGAAGTCACTCCCCCGGCTATGATAGTCGGTGAAGTCGAAAAGCTGACCGCCTCCCAGCGAAAAGTCTGGAAAGAGCGCATGGAACGAAGCAAAGATATGATCAGGCCCTACGTAGAGGCTGCTGATGAGCTGAAGTCCGAATATCTCACACGTAAAGACCCAAGATACTCCGCATTGCAGCAAGGCCAGAAGAAACGCCCGATAAACTACATCGCCAGCTTCATCAACACCACGATGCCGATGATTATGCCTGCAAACGCATGGCCGCTGATTACGCCCCGGGAATCCGGCGAAGAGTGGAAGACTGGTGCCGAACTGACCCAAGCACGAATGCGACAGATATGGGAGAGACCAAACAGTTACTCACAGATCCGGCGAGCCGCGTTCGATGCCTACTTCATGGCGGGATTCGTCATGACAGGCTGGAACCCGGCCCTTTCGCAGTTTGTCGACACCGAGACGAAGGAAACCAACAAGACCGAAGACAATGTGCCTGACCTTGACGTTCCACGCTCCATGACCGATGCCAGTTACGCTACTCGATACGACGAGGCATTCTATCGCCACATCGCCTACAAGGACATGCTGCTCGACTGGGACGTGAGTTGCTGGGACGACCAGAAGTTTACCGGCTACATCGTCAGAAAGCCCCTACGGGAGATCAAGAGCGGAAGCATTGACAATGGCGGGCGATATTACAACCTCGATGACCTTGATAGCACACTGCCTACCGACGAAGACCCCGAGAGCGACCGATATACCAAGCCGAAGGCCGATGCGACCGTGAAGTTGCATGTCATCTTCCATAGAGGCCGGAATGACCGAGAAATTGGCGTTTTGATCCTTGCCAGCGACAAATACATCGAAATCCGACACGATATGGTTGAATTCGGCTCTGAGGGCATTCCCATTCGGTGCTTGGGCTACATTGACGTCGGTGAACTGTTGCCGGCCAACCCGATTAACTCATGGGTGGATTTGAACGACGCTGCGAACGAGTTTGCGAAAGAGGCGACTCAAAGGGCTTCTGAGCAGAAGAAACTCATCCTCACCCCGAACCAAGAGACCTCAGATGCTATCACCGAAGCCCGAGGTGGTGGTGTTCTCACCGTGCCAGACCCCAATATCGTCAAGGAAATCCAGATCGGTGGCACATCACCGGATACGTGGAATGCTCTGAGCTTCTACGAGCAGAGCGTCGACCGCATCTCTGGCATCGCTGACTTCCAGCGTGGACTGGGAACTCAGGGTGGTAAGAAGACTGCACGCGAAATCAACGTCATGACGGCATTCACCCAGACTCGTATCGGTGACTACCAGGCATCGCTTAACAGATTCATGCAGGACTTGGCCGAAGACATGGGTGGGATGTTCCTGAAGCACCAATGGCAGGACGTGCCGGTAACGGTGCCTCGTGTTGGTGGGCAGACCGAGCCGGGTAGCTTCAGTGCCAACAGTGTGCCCGGGGGCGTCACCAGCTACAATTTCCGGTTTGATGTCGCTGAACAGGAACGAAACTCGCCTGTGGTCCAGCAGAAGCGGTTCCAAGAGCTTCTGGCACTCATGGGCGACCCGAATATGCAGCAGGCCGCACAGCAAGCTGGGTTCGCACTGAATCCCACAGCCGCGCTGGAGGACTACCTGAAGTCTCTAGGTGTTCAGGACATCGAGCGATATATCAAGCCGGTGCCGACCCCTGAAGAGCAGGCGGAAGCCGAGAGGCAGAAGCAGGCCGAACGTGCTGCATGGGAGAACCAGCAGATGACCGAGACCGGAAGTCTCATGCCGGTAGATGCTGAACGCGACGATCATACTGTCCACGGGCAGATTCATATGCAGGAGTCCCAAGATGAGACGATTCTAGAACACCTGAGCGAACACCTCGGGATGATGGAGCTTGCTGAGAGCATGGGTGGCGACCCGAGTGCGGGTGGCCCTGATATGCGCGGTAGATTGCACGAAGGACAGGGAGGCCCAGCGTTGGCATCCCCGAGAGGAATAGGAACTCAAGGCACTGAGCAGCTTCAGGCTCAGTCGGAACAGGTGGCTTAGGAGGGGTGCGATGCCAAGTTATTGCTTTGAATGCGAGAATTGCGGACACAAGTTCGACCTGATGCTGCCGATGAGTCAGTGCAAGTCGGAACCCGAATGCCCCATCTGTAAGAAGTGGGCCAAGAGGGACTTCAGCTCAGAGCGACCGGGCGTGATTGATAACGCCGAGCACACGATTTACGATGCCGAGAGGGAAGTTCACCTTCGAAGCGAGAATAAGCAGGCCAACCGGCCTATCATAAGCCTGCTCAACAATCAAATGCCAGACGTGCCCAAGATCAAGGGGCAGGATGGCAGAACCTATGCGTACTTCACTTCGGAGAAGAAGCGCAAGGAATTCATGAAAAGGGAGAAAATGGATGAGTAAGAAAAAGAAGGCTAAGAGAGCCAACTTGGTGATTAAGCCCAAAGAGACAATGGTTCCAGCGGCAGAAGTCGTTCCCGAAGTTATCGAAGAGGTCGCGCCGGAGGCGTTGGAGGAGATCGTGGCGTCCGAGGAGTTCCTGCAAGATGATGGCGGGGGCACCATCGAAGAGGTGGTTGAGGAGGTCGTGGAAGAGGTCGTGGAGCCCGTCGTGGAGCCCGTAACCCCCGAACGAACCATCGACCCCTCCAAGATCGTAGCCGTTATGGAAGAGGTGGAAACCGAGATCAAAGCACTGATAGACATAGCACCTTCACGCCGACTGTTGGATGCACTGAATTACCAGCGGAAGGCCAAGTTGCAGATGCAGGCGGTAAACTAACCATACTATCAAAACTGGAAGGGTAATGTGATGAGTGAGGAAATCGTGGCTGAGACAGTCGAAGAAGAAGTTGTTGCAGGCGAAGAGACGGTAGAGGAAGAACCCACTACTGAAGCCGAAGAGTCTGAAGTCAATGACAGTGGCGAAACGGATCAGGAAGTCTACGAGCGGACTGTCGGTGCGGTTCAGAAGGGTGAAGACCCGAAACCGGCTCCTGAACCCCCGAAGGTGGAGACTCCGGTAGCAGCGGCTCCGGCAACCCCTCCAGCGGCAGTACCCGCAGAAGCACAGCTTCAGCAGAGAGAGGCAGCGATTCAGCAGCAGGAAGAGACGCTGAACACGCGGATTCAGGAGTATAACCGGGCCACTAACGACCCGCTTTTTCAGCAGACTTACCAAGAGGTTTCTCGTCGGATGCAGGGCGGTGCCGCCGCGCCAGTCGCGGGGCAAGAGCAGCAAGGTGCGCTAGACGCGCTTGCTGATTTCGTTCCTGAAACCGAAGAAGGGAAAGTTCTTCTTGAGGCGTTCCAAGGTATGAAGACCCAACTTGATGACGCTATCAAGTTGTCCACGGATCGTCAGTACGATTTGCATAGCCGTTTGGGTGGAGTGCAGCTACACAACGATGCACAGCAGGAGTTGGAGCTTAATCAGGTGGCGGAGAATGCGCTGGATGTGATTAAGGCCAACTATCCGGGTGCAACGGCAACTCCCGAGGACGTCAGCAAGTTGGAGAACACGGCGGCAGCTCTGTTAACTGGGTTTGCCAGTCAGGGCGTGTCGATTACAGTTGATGAAGCATACGAACAAGCTGCACAGCAGATGTCTCACGGCCTCGTAGGCGACCAAGCCGTTGCGGCAGTTCAGCAACAGGCTGGTGCCGCCGTCAGGTTGGGGGTTCCTACACCCAGAGCGGCGGGAACTGGCACCCCGAGCGAGGGCCAAGTAGTAGAAGAGGCATTCGCGGAAATGCAGCGGAAGATAAACGGATAGGAGTACTATCATGAGTGCAGACGCAGGAGTCTTACTCGAAGCAATGGCAGATTTCTTCAACACTACGGACCCGAAGCGGTCCCCTGATGACTACGTGAACATGATGACCGCGCATACCTACGCCTACGACGATGTGTTCGATGGCGTGAAGTCGAAGTCAATGACCGGAACCAAGTGTGAGTTCCGCGCTATGATTATCGGCGGCACCGGCGAAGACGAGGATGCGACCACCACAGGCACCGGCGAGTATGCCGCATACCAGGAGTTGGGTGCGGAAGCCAGAGACTATCTGGCAGTCGGAGAAATCCCGTGGGCGACCTCGACAACCCAGTGGACTGCCGCACAGCACGAACTGTCCCTGAACATGGGTAGCGAGGAGATCATCGATGTGCGCCAGGTCAAGGTCGAAGGTATGATGACCAACTTCGCCAACCTTCAGGAAGACCGTCTTCTCAGTTCGACGGGTATCAACTACGTCGACAGCACAAAGCCTCGTCTTCTCGGTATCCCCACTTGGATCACCGATGATGGCTATGCCGTCAACGATGCGGGTGGAACCAACAGCACGAAGGTCGGCGGTATCGACCCGACGAACGATGACTACAACGACGAGAACGACGTCAACCGTTGGAAAAACCAGTACTTGGAAATCTCCACTGCCAACGAGTTGGTTACGGCGGTGGACGATATGTTCATTGACTTGAGTTTCCGGAAACCCAAGCGCGTCAACATGGCCGTGGCGATCAAGAACGACAAGTATCTGATCGGTATGAACAAGCAGTCCTTCAAGGACTTCAAGGCCGTCATGCGAAGGCAGGAAGAAACCTTCGACAAGCTCGACCCGAGATTCAACGGTGTTCGGGTGGACTACTGGGATAAGCTCCCGGCCAGAAGCGACGGCACGTACGAGACGTACCTGCTGAATCTGGATACATGGCAGGCGTATGCCGAGAAGAACCACTTCTGGACCAAGACGAAGGTGTGCAACCTGCTTCCGAGACAGGAAGTTATCGTCCAGAGAATGTTCCTGTGGCAGGCGATTGCTTGCAACAACAGGCGCATGAACGGGAAAATCTTCGGTTATGCGAAGCTGATCGACTGATCGTAGCCTACTTTAACGACAAGCTCAATCGTGAGCCTCTGTCAAGCTAAGCGTCCCCGCGCATCGAAGCAGGGTGTGCGGGGATGGGAAGTCCTGAAAGGAGCAGTAAGATGTCGAAATGGAAAAGACGGTCGAAGGATTGGCCTTCAAGAAGTATGCCGGTTGGCATGGGTTATCCCTACATGGGACGCAATCCCGGAACCACTCGCAAAAAGATTCACAATGAGAGTGGAAGCACGCTCACCAAAGGCGCAGTAATTGTCGTAGACTGGGCCAACATGGACAGCACAGGCCGCACGTTTGGAAAGCAGACCACGACAGAAGGTGAAGGCCAGCCGCTCGGTATCATGGCGTCTACAGTCGCCACTGGATCTTCGGGCTTTATTACGACTCAGGGCCCGGAGGAAGCTGCGACCACCGATGCTGCTGGTGACATCGCTGCTGGTGACGCTCTCGGAACCTCGACTGGTGATGGTCTTGCCGGCAAGGTGTTTGGCAGTAGCGGTTCGGTCGGTTATGCAATCGACGCTCAGACCGGGGATTCTGTTCTTGGAACAGAGGCCGGCTACACTAGCGTCTATGTCGAGACCAACTGGTCGGCAGAAGATTTGACCTCAAGTGCCGCGATTACCATCCCTATCAATCAGGTGATGGCTGCGGATGGTGCGTATCTTGCTCTCGCCGAGACCGCTGGTGATTTCTTCCTGAAGCTGGGGACAAATCTCATAACCATGGATACTGAGGATGCCGTCAGTAGCAATAAGACGGATGTGGGTTACGCCCAGTTTGTCTTGCCTCCAGAGTATCTGGATGGGACAAACCTTTCGGTGAACTTCCACTGTAGCCTTCAGGGTGCAGGGACGCCCACTCTTACCGTGGGGGATACCTTCCTCGACCTTTCGGCCTATCGGCAGGAGAGCGGCGCGGTTGGAAGTGATCTGGTCGCTAATGGGCCACTGGCGTTTGCCGCGAAGACAACGTGGTATGACAAGGCGTTCACGGTTACGGGAGCAACCCTCGCATCAGGGGATGTTGTGCTTCTCAAGTTCACGTCAAAAGTCACCGAGAGTGCTGCGGGGGCGTTGGCGTTTAACGGAGAACCGATCACAGTCGCAATGGACATCCGCAACCAGTAAACTATTGATGCAGGGGTAAAGCGTCCCGCTATGGTGCGGGGCGCGTCCTGCCCCTGTGCGATAACGAAGGAGACTTGCAATGAGTAGAGGACCAGATGTATATGCCAAGAACAGGCATCAGACCATCGGGGATGTGTCTAACAGCCTTGGTGTTTCGGAGGTGTTCGAGCTGCTCGATGATTTCCTGAACATCGACACCACCGCGACTGTAGGCGATTGGACTCTTGCCGGTGATAACACCGAAACCTGTGCTGTGGGAGACGCAGCGGGCGGCATTGCAACTCTCTCGACCAACGGTGCGCAGGACAACAACGAAGCGTGGATTGAGAATGTTCATGAAACCTTCAAGTTCGACACTAACAAACGGGTATCGTTTGAGTGCCGGATGGCTTGCACAGAAGCCGCCACAGACGCTGCGAACTGGATGATTGGACTTGGCAATGTCGAAGCTGACATGATCGTGGATGATGCGGCATCGCCGTTCATCATTGCGACCACGGACGGTGCGTTTTTCTATAAGTTGGACGGGACGATGGCGATTAACTTCGCTACCTCCAACGCCGCCACTCAGACCACCGCCGCTTTCCCCACTCTGGTTCCTGTTACGGCGCAGTATTACCGTCTCGGGTTCAGCTACGATTACAATGACAAGGAGACCGCCAACGTCTATGCGTGGGTCTACGACGAGACCGCGAAGGAGAAGTATTTCACTCCGGTCCAGACCGTCACCATTTCGGGGCTGCTTGAGATGAATGCGTTCTTCTACGTCAAGTGTGGAACCACGGATGTTCAGACGTTGACCTTCGATTACGTTAAGGTCACTCAGGAGCGTTAATCTAACTAATCTGTGCAAGAAAAAGGAGAAGTATCATGAGTAGAGGACCAGACATTTACGGACAGCACCCCAAGCAGAACATTGGCGCGATATCCAACAGTCTCGCGGTTTCGGAAGTTATCGAGCTGTTTGATGACTTCATCAACATTGATACCACAGTTACCGTGGGCGACTGGACTCTCGGGGGCGATGCTACCGCTCTCGCCAGTGTCGGTGATGCTGCCGGTGGGATTGTGACACTCTCAACGGATGGAACGATTGAGGACGAAACGTGGATTGAATCGGTTCACGAAATCTTCAAGTTTGATACCGATAAGCGAGTGTCCCTTGAAGCTCGTATCGCTTGCACTGAAGTCGCAACCAATGTTGCAAACTGGGCAGTTGGCCTCGTTGAGAATCCCGATGTCAATCTCATCGCTGATGGTGGTGTTCCCGCTACCACGATGGACGGCGCGATGTTCTACAAGTCGGACGGCGACATGGCAATCAATTTCATGTCATCCAACGCGACCACGCAGACGAAGGCAGAAGTAGGCGTGGATTCTGTTACCGCCCAGTATTACCGGCTCTGCATGACGTATGATTACAACGATGGCGTGACCGCGAACATCTGGGCTTCGGTCTACGATGAAACGGCGGATGAAGTCTATCACGCCGCAGTTCAGACCTTGACCATATCTGGTCTTGGCGAACTGAACGTAGTGTTCTACGTCAAGGGCGGCAGTGGTGCGGTTCAGACCTTCACGGTTGATTACGTCAAGGTTACGCAGGAACGATAGCCTAACAACGCTGGATCGTAGCACAAGGCCAGGCGCGTAAGTAACGTGTCTCAAGTCGGGGCGGTGCTCTTGCATCGTCCCGGCATTCTGAAGGAGTGAATCATGGCGAACAAGCAAACGGTCGACGCCGTGCGGAAAATATCCAAGACCCCTACTGAGGGTTCGGGCAAGGTTACTGCTGCGGCTACGACTTCGATAGTGCTGGCGGAGAACCTTCAACGCATGGGCTGTATCATCACCAACGATTCCGACGAGGTGATATACCTTGCTCTCGGTGAGGCAGCGGTGTTGAACCAGGGAATCAGGCTCAATGCCAACGGTGGCAGTTTCACGATGGACTATAACCTGCTGTCTCTTAGTGCGATCAACGCGATCAGCACCTCGGGCAGTAAGAACCTGTGCGTTGTAGAATTCTAGGAGGGAGCCATGACACACATATACAACCCCTCCACGCCGGGCGAGGCACCTCCGGGCAGCATATCGTGGGCGGAGATTGTCGCTACTGACTTCCCGCAAGAGGTGAGAATCCCAGGTGTATGGGCTGTTGGAGGTGATGCTGATGGTGGTGATTGGGCTGGATGTGACCAAGCTGCGGACCTGACAGTCACTGAGCTATTCGGGGACTTTGCCGTGGTTGAGACTGCTGGTGGCACGGATATCCTCTCAAGCTCCAGCCATACTGACTGGCCTGCTGATTACATGCTGATGTATGAACTGGCGACAAACGACGATGCGCTCTACATCGGTAGCAGCGTCCCCTTCCACGAGTTCAAGATTGGCTCGGTGGACGCTGCCGCAACCTACACGGGCGATGCTGTCGTGCCTGAATACTGGAATGGGTCTGCCTGGACAGATCTGACGATGCTTGATGGGACAGACACAACCGCCGGCGATGGCAAGAGGCCGTTCGCTCAGGCAGGGACAGTGAGGATCAGCCCCGCAGACGTAGCGGACTGGGCATCGACAACGGTCAACGCGAAGGTTGGTTACTGGATACGCTACATCATCACAGATGCAACGAAGGTCACGCGGGGTTGTGTCGAAGATAGTGGGGGACGTGGCAAGGCTCCGCAGATCATCCTCCCGACTACACCCAGCATCATTCCGTTTGCAACGACGCTGGAGACCATTACGATTCGCAACGCGAACACCACGCCTCACACAGCCAATGACATCGAGTTCTGCTTGGTGAACCTGACTACCGGGCTGGCGACATCGCAACTGGTATTCCAGCAGGACCGCAGGCAAGAGACATTCACGGGAGAATCGCTGGTCTGTAGTGCCGGTGATGAGCTTTGGGTTTACATGGTTGTGGAAGATGGGACCGACGAGGCCACCAACGCTGTGCTCGAAGTAATCGGGGCGATATCTGACTAGGGAGCGACGATGCCACAGTTTATAACAGCCCAATGCGTGGACACGTTCATAAAAGCGAACCATACCACGTGGAACTACGGAATTACTAACTCTCTGGAACTAAGTGCCAATGGTGGCGGTGGGTTCTGGGCACGCGGGTTGATTACCTCCGATGTAAGTTCTATTCCAACAAACGCGACGGTTGTAAGCGCAAGCCTGTCCGTCAAAACAAAGTCAGGTTCTGCCGCAGGGGTGTTGATTGGTGCGTATAATGGGTTAAAGGCATGGATTGAAGGTCTCAAGAACGGTGACGTGGCGAATGCCGGGGAACCAACGTGGAGTCACCGACTCTATGACACCGTTGCGTGGAATGCGTCTGGGGGAACCGCTGGGGTAGACTATGCCGCTGTTAAGGATGGCGAGGTTGAGGCTGCGGCTGACGCCACCCGGTATTCTATTACCCTGGCTGCCGCAACGGTTCAGGCGTGGGTTGATAACGCAGCGAACAACTTTGGATTGTGGCTCATACGCACGGACACCCAAGCTGCAATGACGATTCACTCTTTGCAAGCTGCGGCAGAGGCAGACCGGCCAACGATAACAGTAGGCTACACGGTCCCGCTGAAGTCCGGACTGTTTTGAGATGGAGTTACGCCAATGACACAAGTTAGTAACCCATATAATGCTTCACGAATACGAAGTGTAGGAGAGCGACATGGCACAGAGTTATCAGCGATTTACCTTGCACGAACTGGCGGTTGCGGCACTGGATTATCTTTCGATTCAGAGCGACGCGGACTCGATAGCTACAAGCGGCAACTCCTATGACCTCTACGTTCGGGCGAAGACATGGGCGAACCTTGCATTGGAGGCATTCGCCGCTCACGGTGACTGGCCCTTCTTGAAGGTGGCTTTTGCAGACGTGACTATCGCTGCGGACGCCTACCAGGCAGACTTGCCGCTCGACAGTGTGAAGCTGTCCACCGATGTCAGCTACGAGGACTACGCTGTTATCTTCAACCCGGTGTCTCTCCAGCAGCTTCAGCAGTTACGAGCATCGTCAACCACCACAAGCAGTTACCCCTACACGATGGCCTTGGGATATTCTACCCAAGAAACCGCGTGGATTGCTGCGACCGAATATGCTATCGGAGATTACATCCAGCCGACTACCGGTGAAAACGGGTTCCGGTATATCTGCTCGGCAGTTGCAGGCGATGAACTGAGTGGGGCAGTTGAGCCGACGTGGAGTGTTGTGATTGACGTCGACACCGATGACGATACCAATGTCACTTGGACCACCAAAGATGCTGGCCGCAACGTGCTATTCGTCTGGCCCACGCTTGATACCGCCAGAACCCTGAAGGTCGCTTACATTCGCAGAATCCCGGAAATGGTGAACATCACCGACTACCCGCTTATCCCGATCCAGTATCACCGGATTATTCGGGATGGCACGATGGCTATGGGAGTCAAGTATCACGAACGTAACGCCGGTGGCGACATGATGCAGACCTTTGTTGCGGCAACAGCAGATGCCTTCCTGAAGGCGATCCCGTCTAACATGGCACAGGGGCAGTTGCGAAGTCACCTTGGCCGAAGCGGTTCCCGTGATGATTACACCAGATATTGCAACGATGTTGTAGCCACACATCCCCTCTACTGAGGTTAGCATGACCGAGACAATGCAATCAATGTTGCTGAAAGGTGCTCCGAAGGGTTTGGTGTTCGAGCTTGACCCGGCAGATATGCCCCTCGATGCCTTGATGGATGTGTGGAATGCTGACATCTCCCATCCTGAAGGCACAATCTCCCGGCGACTTGGTTCGATCCGGTATTCGAGCACAAAAAGCCCCATCGGTAACACGGGGAATGCTTGGGTGGCGGATACGGTGACGGTGGTTGGGCACCCTGTCAAGCCGACTTCCGCGAACACAACAGGATACTACTACGAGGCTACGGCAGTTGCCGGTGACGCTAAGACCGACGCGGATACGGAACCAACATGGCCGACTGTTATTGGCGACACGGTTGTTGACAACGTTGGTGCGAACCAAGTGACGTGGACAACTCGCACTGATTTCGACATGGCCGCGAAGATCATGAAGTTGTATTGGTGGCGACGTGTGGACGGTAGCAAGTTGCTGGTGGCGATTGTTCAGGGTTACACTCCTGATGACTGGGCGGCTACGACTGCTTATCTACCAGCTTTCACCACTCCGTATGCGACTCCCAGCTATGTGCTTCCGACTGTGGCAACCGGGTTCGTCTACGAATGCACGACTGGTGGGACTTCTGATGGCTCGGAACCAACATGGCCTACGACGCTTGGCGATACGGTTGTTGACGGGACTGTTACTTGGACTTGCCGTTCAGACACAATGGCGTGGATATTCTACAACAATCCCGTAGAAGGCAGAGTCTTCACCGCATCTGGTGGTGGGCCGATTTACGTCGATGATGACTACATCTCGGTGGCGGCTTACAAGGACAAACTCTACATCGCTCCAGGAATTGGTGATTACGCTCAGAACGTGGCCTTTAACGGGACTGTGACGAGACGAATTGATGTGGCATTTGTGGCGCCGTCAACCGCATTGACCCTGACTCCGAAAACCGATGCTGCTGGGGAAATGACACTGCTTGGGGCCTACATCTACTCCTACACGTTCTTCAACTCAGTGAGTGGCCTTGAGTCGGGTGTTTCTGCTACAAGCACAGATACCCTTGATTCGACCGAAAATGCCGTCACTCTTAGCGATGCTGATGCTCTACCGGATGGGGCGGACAGCTACCGGGTCTACCGCACTAGGGCTGGCGGAACGGTGAACCAACTGGTTGTGGAGACCACAACTGACCTGAACGCTGGCACTGAAGATGATTTGGCTAGTGACAACAAACTCGGTTACGACCAAGCACCGACGTTCTGCGGGGTAATCCCCACCTGCAAGTTCGCTCTGTCTCATAAGAGCCGGATGCTGTGGGCGCACAAGACCGATGACTTTGGTCACGTTGAGCCGAACATCATCTTCATATCGGAAATCGCACAGCCCTTTGCTACCGACGTGATTAAGGCCATTACGATCAGGCAGGACGATGGGGATGTGATTACTGGGCTTGCCACGATCTTCGAGACGCCTTACGTGTTCAAGAGACGAGCAATCTATCAGCTTGTTGAAGACCAAGACGTTATCTACCGACCGGAACTGGTGCTTGCTGATGGGCCTGTGGGGACGATAAGCCCCGGAACCATCCTTTCGATACAAGGCAAGTTGATATTCTTGTCGGAACGCGGCATCATGGCTCTGGAGGGGCGTTCTATCCAGCCGTTGGTGAAAGACCCCGCGAGTGCATACAGACCAGTGCAGTCAGACTGGGCGGAATTTACCTACACCAACGCAACTGCGAGTCCTCAACTTCTGGCACTTCAGGCAAAGATTCTTAACGGGACATACTCCGGTGGCGGCGGCTACACTATGCAAGAGTGGTTCTGGACATGGGGTGGCGAGGTCACAGCGGGATGGGACAAGGGGCCGAACGATTGGATTGCACTCACGGCGTACGACTTTGAGAATTCCGCTGGGGGATCCCCGCTTCCGGCTAACAAATACCCGTTGAGCATAGTTCACCCAACATCTGCGGGGGGCGGGTATCAGGGTTACGAATACATCTGCACCACGGAAGGGACAAGTGGTGCGAGTGAACCGACGTGGCCGACAACTCTCGGCGAAACTGTTGCCGATGGCACTGTGACATGGACTTGTCGCAGAAGCCGACTTGAGATTTTTCAGGCTAACCGAGTCAGATGGGCGCAACATAGAGTGGATACCGAAAGCGCAGGAAAAGCCGTCGCATGGGATAGCACATCTTCTGGTGTGTGGGTTGGCGCAGGTCAGTCGATCCGACTCGGGTTCAATCCGCACGACACCGGGGGCATTCACAGAAGAACGGTGGCAACCGGCCTTCATGCGTATCACCCTCGGGTTTACAATGTGGAAGACTTTCGGATTTACTTTGAACTCAAGGACATCGCGAACCCAACGACCGTTCCGTCGCCGTTCTGCACCTACGATCTTGACGGGACGCCGACTGACATCGAGAGCATCGAGTGGTCTCTCTTGCCGGGGAGCAACGCACCGACAAGTGGCCTGACCACCGAGCCGGTGAGCCTGAATCGGTTCGGCGCAACGATAAACTGGAAGATAGCCGAGCAGTTCTTCTCTATTGATGACCCGACGAGAACCGAATACCGATGCTATGTGGCATCCTTCGACTCGGACTACATCGACACCATTCTGATCTACAACTACACCACGGGAGCCTTGACGCGATACTCGACATTCACATCTGCGGCTTGCATGACTGACCCGCTTCCACTACCTAGCTTGACTGACCCAGCAGAAATGCGGATAATTGAGGGAGATTACAATGGTGTCATGTGGGCGGCAAACATCGGTGACACCCAGCGTGACCTCGGCGACCCCCAAGCCATCTGGAACGGCACTGGCACACTGGAAATGCAGTCAGACGGGACGTGGGACATCACTGTGCTTGCGGACGACGGCAGATTCCCCACGGGGGGGACCGACACCACTGGACTCCGAGGGACGGTGATCGTCCTTGAGGATACCGACTACATCCGATACACCGGGATTATCACGTCGAACGTGGAGGTGGATGACGGGGGAGTTCCACCAATAGTTACTCACAGCGACATCACCGTCAGTGCGTGGATGCAGAACCGGGTTCCCGGCGATGGCTCTTACACCTGCTACACGGGAGGTTTGAATGCGGAGTTCACGACACCGTGGTTGGACCTTAAAGACCCGGACCACATCAAGCAGGTGAAGGAAGTTCTGGTGTTCTGTCAGAAATTGGGCAATACTCTGAGAGTTGAAGTGCGATTCAGCGGGAATGCCGACGTGCTGGACCAGAAGAGCTTTGACGAGTGGATCTCGGTATCGAAGGTAATCGACCCCGCAAGTGCTACTGGCTTGACTCGGACTTTCCTATCAGGGCGTGGACGATACATTAACATCCGATGTTCAAATGTGGCGGCGGGTGATGGCTGGACGGTTCAGTCATACGGGATGAAGTGGATTCCAACGGGGGCGAGACAGTAATGGCGGACCTCTTTACGACGATACCGATTATTCCCCCAAGTCACCTTCGGGATTTGCTTGCGGTTGAGACGAGGATGACAGCATGGTATCACAAGATTGCAGCGATTAAGGGCATTAGTGAGACTTTATCTTTTGATTCGAGCGGTGTTTCTGGGAAGGTGACGAGCATTACCTTCCGTGGCGGCATCGCAATAGACTATACTACGGAACCGTAGGAGTGGGTTATGGCATTTAACGGAGCAGCAGCAGGCTTTGGATGGGGGGCTAACAGCAACCCAGTATCCCAATCACTACAGCGGATGCGGGAGCAGCAGCTAGCCATTCGAGTCCCCGCGGACGCGGAGCAGAGAAGCCGCACCCAGCAGGGCTTGGACGAGCTTCAGGACATCCGTCAGAGGTTCAGTGGCTTGGCAGATGGCGCGACTTCCAGCCCCTTATCACAGCAGTTGCAGTCTACCGGGATGAACCTTTTGCAATCAGGTGGGCCTATCAGCGATGCCACCAAGCAGGGGTCTATCACTGCTCAGTCTGACATCGCAAGCAACCAGTTCGGCCAGAGTCGTCAGAGGCTCTTACAGGCGATGGCAAGTGCAGGGCTTGAGGGTAGTCCGGTAGCTGCCCAGAAAGAGATGCAGTTGCAGAACCAGCACGGGCGACAGTTGCAGGGTATTCAGCGAGACGCGGACATCGGGCAGGCCACTCAAAACTTCGGTGGTCAGCTTAATGCACTGGGGGCTGTGGGTAATACTCAGGGTCAGCAGTTCGGTCAGCAGTTGCAGGCGACCACCGGTCTTGCGAACACGATCAATGCTCTGCCGATACCACAGGTTACGGGCACTGGACACGGGACTTTCGGGACACCGCCCGCGGCTCCGGCGCAACCGTCAGGGCCGAGTACCGCAATCGAACGATATTACGCCAGTCGGCGCAGGTAATAGGAGGATGGGAGCATGGGTAAGAAGAAGAAGAGAGCGGACAACCCCGGGAAATTCATCGCGGGAGTGCGACCGATACAGGGGCCGAAGGAAGCTGGCGACAAGGTCGAGAAGAAGACCGCACCCAAGGCAACCGGTGATGTCGCAACCCTCCGGGCGTTGCTCAAGAAGATGGGCATTACAACCCCGCAGCAGATGCGGGACGTGATCTCTGGGAAATCTGCCATATCCACAGAGACCGTGACTGGCGCGAAGCCTGCTGTCGAACCAACCGAAAGCCGTGAAACGGTTGTCAAAGCCATTGGGGACACCACCAAGAAGAGCGTATTTGGCGACGAAGATGATGCCGACGAAGAGCGTAGGAAAGAGATGGGCTTGGACTTCTTCGTTCATCCTCGGTTCTTCGGAGATGCCAAGAAGCAGCAGAGATATGCTGACAAGCGGGAATCAACGAGGCGAAGCAACGATCCTGAAGTCAGGGCGGCATATGAAAAGCGCAAGTATGAGCGGATTGATGCTGAACAGGCACGGCGTGATGCCTCCAATGCGAAGAACACGGCAGCGAACAGGGCCACTGCTGAAAGACGTGGTACGGAACCGGGTGCGCGTGCAATTGCCCGTAAGCCCGATGGCTCGGTGATAACTGGATACCAGGGGCCGGAGAAGTATGGTCCTCAGTTTGAGAACTTTGCCGATCCCGGCGCGACAGAAGGGTTGTGGGATATACGGCAAGCCGGTGATGCCCGTGACGCAGACTTACAGGGCTACGGAGATCAGGGGCCAGAACCGACACCATTCCCCTCACCTTACGATTATGCGCAGGAGAATGGACCCGGTGCCAACTGGAGGGATGTTGGCGGTAAGCCGACGCAGATACCGAACACCACTGAGGAATTGTGGCCGACACCACAAGCTGCTCCTGCTCCAGAACCTTTGTCATACCAAGAGCAGTTGGATGAGTGGTTTAAGCGTCGGCATTTCAACGAGGGCAAGGTAAACGCAAATATTAGCTCGTTGCCACTGTGGGGAGGTCAGTAATGGGTCGAAGAATACCAGTTGTCTCAAGACCATCAGATAGAAGGTCACGCCGAAACTCTGAATCCCGAGCGCGTGTGGGTGGAGGTAGCCGTGCTGCGAGGGAAGCCCAGATGATCTCTGAGCTGAATCAGGCGATTTCAACCCTAAGCCCCGGACGTAGGGCGATGCTTCAGGCCCAACAGCAGAGCAAGCAGGCCGCACAACAGGCTCAGAACGAAAGTGACCGGTTCGACAGAACAAGGGGTGCTCAGGTTGAGGACCGCAATCTTGCGAGGAAAGACCAGACTAGGAATAGTCTCTTGCAAATGGCAAGCACATCCTCACCATGGCCGGGGCAGCGTGCCCAGCTTCAGGCCGAGTTGGTCGGAGCGGAGTTTGCGGACCAGCAGAAGATACAGCAGGCCATAATTCAGGGGGATGCCCAAGAGAAAAACCGCATATACCAGATAGTGCTGAGTCAAGCAGGGGCATCGGGGCTCTCGCCCGAGGAGATACAGGCTTTTGCCCCCGCACCGCAGGCTTCGGTTCCGCAGGGGGGGGACGCTGGCGTTACCCCCTCCAGACCCCCCATGTTGGAGGCTATCAAAGAGAGCAAGAAGCGGGCAATAACCGAGAAACTTTACGGGTTGCTTAACCGAGTAGCGGAGAACACCTCCTATGCCGAGACGAACGTGTTCACCGGCACTACCAACGATGCCTTCACTACGGCCGTTAAGGGCGAGAAAGATTTTGCCCCGATATTGAATGAGGCGGTGCGGAATGGCGTTGACCTGTCACGGGTTGCTAGGGACTTTAACGCTAGGATGAGAGATAAGTCTGGCCCCGGCATCCCGTTCCCCGGCATTTTCTCCGGGATGGGGCAGGCGGTTTCGGGGTATAAGAAAGGTTGGGGACTAGAGAAGTTCCACCCGGGACTCGCAGCGAATGAACTTACAGACCTATTTAACATTCAGAAGAACCAAGCCCAGTATGGGACGCCGGGGCAGTAGCCTGCTATTGGAAGGGTATTTATGACGCGACTGAACACTCTGAAACCATTGGCTCCGTTCGGACCAGCCCCGTGGCTTGCTGCGGCGAAGAACGCGGCTCTACCTGCACTTCAGACACAGGCTCCGTCTAGTTTGCCCGGTCTGGCGCAGGAAGCTCAGTCTTCGTTCGGCACTCGGCCACAGTGGACACCCACTACCCAGAAGCCTAACAACCGTAAACAAGCACGCCTAGACCCTGAAGATCCGGCAACTTACGAGAAATTAAAGCAGAACGTCTCTGACGTCGCTGAAACAAGCTCTCACTGGTCGGAGTTCTTTCAGGGTCTTGGTCGTGTTTTGGATGTAATCGACATTCCTCGCATGGCTATCAACAAGATGATTAACCTGGTAGTGCAAGCGAAGGCCAACAGTCCTGACGAGTCTATTATCGGTGGTGAAAGAATTTATGGTGCTGACTTCATGCGGGAGTTCGGCATTGAGAACCGTGCTTTGCAGATGGTGGGTGGTTTTCTGTGGGATGTGGTCACAGATCCTATTTCATGGATAAGCCCAGCGGCTATCGGTGGCATCCTCAAGGGAGCCACGAAGGTCTCGGCGGGTAAGGCCGCAGGTCAAGGCGTCGAGAGGGTGCTCTCTGCAAGTGTGGCTAAGAAGGCCGCTGCATCGCTCGATAAGGTTGGTGCTGCTGGTATGTTCGACGAATTGGTCCGCGCAGGGAACCTCAAACTACAAAACCTTGGCAAGCTGGACGAGGTAGCCCGTGTTGCTGGCATGGCCGACGAGTTGGCTCTGGCTAGAACTACCGCTCAGGGGTTGAAAACCGGTGGTCAGGCTTCTGGACTCGCCATAGGACAAGGTGTCAGGAACATCGAAGACGTAGGCCGTGCTGCAATCAACAAGCTCGGAATAGGGCATGAGGCAGTAGGGCAGCTCTTCAAAGAGGTAGTCGACTCGGGCAAGTTGGCACGTCGAGGCTTCTCCTTCGGAACCGAAAGCCTGAAGAAATTCCCCTTGTGGCCCACAAACTGGACGCAAAGAGGCCGTAAGGTTATGGATGCACTGCCGGGGTTCCAAACCCGTGAACTTCTGAAGCCCGGTGCTCTGAGCTTCGCAGCGGCTCCGAGAGTGGCAAGTGCCCTCTATGGTGGTATCGCAGGTGCGGCAACTGGCAACGTGCTTGGAGATTCCCCCGGTGCTGCGGCGGCAGGCGCGGTTACAGGTGCCATTGCCGGCGCGATTGCAGGTCCGAGGATTCTGGGAGCGGCTGGAAAAGCTCTTGCTCCCTTGAAATCACAGTTGGTTCGAGCATTCAGCCATAACCCCGAAGGTTCTTTGCGAATACTGGGTGACTGGGGAGAGCTTGCTAAACGCGCCCAGGGCGACGATGTTGCCCGGCTGGGTGAAACTATCCCGAAGCAGTTCAACGCGCTTAGAGACAGTCTAGGCAAGACTCTGAAGCTCTCTATAAGTGACGAGCAGGCGTTCTACATCACCGAGGCTATGGCAGCGACTGAAGCACGTAGTCCGCAGAGGATGTTTGACATCGTAGGTGACATTCTCGGGAAGTCTTCTGATGACATCGCAGAGCTTGCAACTGGACCTCTGGGGCAGTTCCAGATCCTTGCTCCTGAAATCATAGAGGGTGGGGCTACCCATGCGATACTCCCTGCTGGCAACCGGTTCCAACTCCTGAAGGCTACGACTGACGCAGATGGTGCTAAGTCCTTTGTGAGACGGGAGATATTCGGTTCCGTAGAGGATGCTGAGAAGTTCGTGAAGGGCGTGGGTGGGAAACCGGCTGTAATGCTGGGCGAGTCACGTATCCCCGGATCCTACACTACAGCCAAGGGCGCGGACCTTCTGGACACAGTATCCGCCGACGATCTCGACATGAATATCCTCCAATACGATTCTGGCGTGCAACTAGACCCAGAATACACCAAATTGATAGACAGCATGGCGGCTCGACGGGCTGCACAGCTTGAAGGCGTTGAAGGTCTTGGACTGCCTCAGACTGAGCTGACAGCACCAGACACCAGTTACGTGCATCACCTCATGATGGCGGAGGATAGCAATACTCTCTGGCAGAGTCTCAAGAAGGCCGCATTCAGTGGCAAGAAGGAGAGCCATGAACTTGCCCGAGTCGATGACTTCCGCAACAAGACTCTCTGGGAAATCAAGAGGATGAAGGAGACTGCTGCTGCTTCGAAGGGTGCCAATCTCGGTAAGAACGTGCCAGTAGGTCAGTTGCACGAAGCCGACCCGCTCTTGTATGAGACCCGAAGGCAGGCCGCACATAACCGTATCATGGGCAGTGGCAACGCTTTAGCGGAAATCCGTGACAAGCTGGGACAGCCTCTGGCGGGTATGGATGACGCTACCAGAGAGGGTTTGGAAGCCGCTGGATGGGGTGAGTTCCAGTCTAACCGCAATAGCAGCAAGACTATAGGTCTTCTGGAGGGGCATATATTCCCACCTGAAGAGCTTGCGAGAATCCACAATGTAGACCAAGTGTTGTCAAAGCCGGGGCCGTGGTTGAATGCCTTCGACAAAGTTATGAACACCGTCAAGGGCTGGTTGCTCATTGCTCCAGCGTTCCACTTCCGCAACTTCGGTTCGAACATCTGGCTCTCGATGGCTGAGGACGGGTTCACTGTGCGTGGTTGGACTGAGGGCATGAAGACCATGAAGGCCATGAGGTCTCAGAACCCCCAGCATCTGGGGAGGGTAATCAAAGGCGTGAAGAACCTTGCCGGTCAAGACATGACCACGGGACAACTCATAGACGAACTTGGTCCACAGCTTCTGAAGAGGACGTTTGCGGAAGCTGAGTTCACTCCTCGGATTGCCGAAGTTATGAGCGGCACGAGTGCCAAGAGGATGTCAACACTGAAGAAGGTGCTAGATCCCCGTGAATGGGCACAGTTGAACCGTGGCGTGGGTAGTTTCATCGAAGATGGTAGCAAGGTTGGACACGTCATAACCCGAATGAGAGCAGGGGATAACATCGAACAGGCTGTGGCATCGGCTCAGAGGGTCATGTTCGACTACACTAAACTGACTCCCTTCGAGCGTAACGTGGCAAGGCGGGTGTTCCCATTTTACAGTTGGGCACGAAACAATGCTGCTCTTCAGATCGACTTGCTGATGCAGAGACCGGAACTTGCAGCGGCGATGCCGAAGCTCAAGGGTAATATCGAGGCCAGCTTGCCGATGGGTGATGTGCTTCCCAATGCCTTGAGACCCGATTACATCAGGCGTGAGGCAGGTATCCAGTTCACCGGTGGGCTCAGACCGACGTTCATGAACGCTCCGACATTCTTCCCGCTGAACGAGCTGAAGATGCTGGACATACGAAATGGGGTTCCCAGTGGTGCGATTCAGCAGGCTCTCGACATGGCGAACCCGGTAGTTAAGAAGACCATCGAGCTTGCAATCAACAGGGACTTCTTCTTCGACAAGCCCATTCGGAACTTCCCGGGCGAGACGGTGCGGTTCCTCGGGGCACAGATCCCACCGGAACTGAGATCGGTTATCAGCATGGCGCGACCTCTTAACGAGGCTAACCGTGTGGTATATGGCATTCAGCGAGGTGAGGGTGCAGGAACTATTGCCGGGAGACTGACAGGGGCACGGTTGTTCGAGGGTAATCTACCCCGAGAGATAGCTGGCTTCCAACGTCGGCAGGCTGCAACCCGAGGCTATATGCGTGCAAAGGCGAAACGTGCTCTGGCAAATGGCGACCAGGGGATGTTCGAGACGGTTCTGGAAACGATGGAAGCGCACGGTATGAAAGAGGAGGGCATCAAAATGCGGATACTGGCTGCTCAGGCGGCTGGGGATTACAAGATCGTCAAGGAATTGGTTGCACAGTTGGCTCAGGTCCGTCAAGAAAGACTGGGAACTGGGGCTACGAGCACGCAGATCAAAGCGTTACGGCAAACACTATCGCAATAATCAGCAACCGGGAGTGGACAATGGACATAGACATCAGCAGGGCTTTTGACAAGTTGTTCGATCAGTCCAAAGAGATTCACGGGAAGGTTACGGCAGTCGCTACGAAGGTCGAAGCCATCGAGAAGAAGATGCCCGAGTCCAAAATCATGGATACGGAAGCCTGTCACGAACGCATGTCACAGTGCCATACCGACCACGATGCTAAGGAAGCCGAGGCAAAGAAGCCGTGGACAAAGGTGGTGGTAGGCATTGCGATTGCAGCAGGTGGGGCCATTGCGGCGGTAATCGTGGCCCATCTTTCCAAGGGCATGTGAGCAAAGGAGCGGAGTCATGTGGACTGCGATATTCCAGATTATCAAGAGTTTGGTGGGGTGGTTCTTAGACCCGGAACGAATGGAACGGGAGAGGCACGAGAGATCGGAGGCCGAAATTGAGGAAACGCGGGCGTGGCATCGGAATGCGATACTTGATGGTGATGAGCTTGCTGCTAGTGAGTATCACGCCGAGCTTATCAGGCTGCTCAAGAGACAGCGTGCTCGTAGTGCTAACGGAAAGTGAGACGGTGTCCTTTGTGAAGCCTGGTGAGGTGTTTGAGAACAAGACAGGAAGGGAGTTGGTGATAATGGACAAGGGAAGTTACATACTGTTGTCGGAAGCGGCAGCTAACTCTATTGAAGGAGATTGAGATGGGTAAGATCAAGGACTTTCTATCTGGCAAGAAGGCGTACCTGTTGATGGTAGCTGCTATCATAGCCGCCATCGTTGGTTGGTCTGAGGATGCTTTGACTCTGACCGAAGCCATTGCGGCAATCTGGGCAGCGGTGACTGCCGGTGCAATACGGGCGGGAATTACCAAGAGCGGGATAACGCCCAAGAAGAAGAAATAGCCTGCGCGAAGTTGCAAGTTGAGGCCGGTTGAATAACTCAGGTAGAACTCACCCTTCCGACTGGGTTATATCCCGGCCTCCTTGCTGTACAGAGTAAATATTATTCTCCCACGCCGAAGCTGTAACAGCAGCAAGAGCAACAAGATAACCTTGCTCCTCTAGCGGCCATGCGAGGTTGCATGAGAAATATATAGACTTTCCTCTTGCATCCCTGCATGACGCATGGTAGGGTTACATCAGTGACGCAGGACGGGACACTTAACTTTTACTGGAAGGGAGTTAGCATGAGCGAACCGGATACCAGCAACCAGAACATCTTTGGTGAAGAGCCCGAGAAGGTTGTTGACGACATCGACGAAGATGGCAATATCAAGTGTCCGGTGTGCGGGAACTTCAACGACCCAGAATCCCCTGAGCGCTGCGAACTCTGCCACAAGGCTTTCTGCCCCGAACACATGGAGTGCATCGACCAGGAAGAGAACTGCTGGGCCTGCCCGAAGTGTGTCAAGGATCTTCAGAAGAGCGAGGAAGCTACCACCGAGGGCGATGAGTAATGGCCGGCAAGGGTAGCAAGACAAGACCGATGTGCATATCGCAGGAGCAGTGGGACTCAAACCACGCATTAGCATTCGGAAAGGCATCGCATGAAAAGAAAAAATCCATACCCGAAGTTGCTGACAAGAAAGTGGCAGTCGCTCAAACGCCTCGATAAGCAGTGGACCCTGCCATTCACCGCCAAGATGATAGATCCTAATATCTCTGACAGATCCTTGCCGGGCTGGATGGCTGGTGAGAGCACGCCTACGGGCTTGTATAAAAAGGCCGTGGATAAGTTTCTATCGAAGAGCAATGCGAAGCTCAGAAAGGAAGTGAAGTGATGAGCGACAAGCACATTTTGGAAATAGCTGTAGCCGCTGGGCATAAGGATCAGTTCGCCTCAAAGCTCCGACCTATTATTGCGCTGAATCGCCTGCTGGAGTCCGAGACCCCTCCTGATTCTTGCGAGGTTGCCCTACTCTTTACCAATGTCATTGCCGGGCTAGAAGCCTCGGGGCCGGAATGCTTTGATAACCTTTCCGAACACATATCACGGATTATTGGACCCCCAAGAAGCCGAAAGCCCATACGAAAGGACAAGAAGGATGCCGATAACAAAAACTCAGCTTGAAGAAAGACGCACCCGTTTGGGAGGCTCTGACATCCCGACACTCTTGGGACTCAACCCGTGGAAGAACGCGTACGATCTCTGGCTGGACAAGACCGGCAAGCTCGAACCCGACGATAGCATGGAGGACAATCAGGCTGTCATAGTCGGTAACGAAGTCGAACCCAGTGTCATTAACTGGGCTTCTCACCGGCTCGGTAAGGTCACTCAGAATCAGCCCCGCCGTGCGAAGGGACTGCCCATCATGAGCATCGTGGATGCTATCGTCAAGTCGACTGGTGAGCCTCTGGAGATCAAGACCAGTGGTATCCTCGGCCCCCTGTTCCAGCCTGAGAGTTGGGGCGATGATGGTAGTGACCAGGTTCCCGACATGCACAACGCACAGTGCCAGACTCATATGCTCTGCACGGAAGCTGATCGTGGCTACCTCGCTGCCTTGTTGGGTGGGCGTGGGTTTGTGTTGTATGACATCCCTCGTAATCAGGACGTCATCGACATCATCGTTGAGCGTGGCGTGGACTTCTGGGAGAACCATGTCAAGAAGGACATTCCGCCTGAAGACATCGCTCCGAGCGCGAAGATTCTGAAGTTCATCAAGCGTCAGCCTAACAAGGTGGTGCAGGTGTCTGATGAGGCGATCAGCAAGTGGCGCACCTTGAACGACATTGCAAAGATCACGAAGGATGACGCTGCCGATGCCAAGTCTGCTCTGATTGCCCTCCTTGGTGACGCTGAGAGCGGTGTGAGCCCCACTATGGGCGAGATAACTTTTTTTGAACAGTCCCGTGCGGGAGGCTTGGACTTGAAGGCGTATGCTGAGGACCATCCCGAGTCCCATCAGGCTATCGTGGAGAACTACACAAAGCCCAAGACGGTATTTCGGGTATGTCGATTTAAGAAAGTGAAGGTGACAAAATGAGCGAGATACCGGAATTGAGACTGGGAGACGAGGTGAGGCTTGCTGGTGCCGTTGCCGCTTGTGTTCAGGGGTCTAATGACGCCACAGTCACGGTGAACGGGAGCATACACGGGACCGCTACGGTAGTGGCTATAACGGGGTTGTTGGTTGTCTTTACTCCGTATAATTGCCTCGATGAGCACGTCACGACGAGAGGAGAATTCTGCGCTAAGGCGGAGCGCGTCGACCGCGACGGCGTCCAGATCTACCCGAAGCCCGAGTTGCCCATCGAGGATGCAGTGCGTCAGGCGATTCAACTGTATAGCGCATCGTCGTTGCCGCTAGCCGACTTTCTTTGCAACGAATTCACCATCAAACGAAAGGACGAATCATGAGCGAGAATCCACTAGCGAGAACAGGTAACGATGCGGACCATGCAGTTGCAAAGCAGGGCCCGATGGCAGTTGAGGCTAGTCGAGCTTCAGCACAGGTGCAGGCTAGTGTCCTGATGGCGAAGCAGTTCCCACGGGATGAGACTGCTGCTTATAATGCCATTATGACGGCATGTCAGCGCAAAGGTTTGGCCGAAAACGCGATGTACGCGTATCCGCGCGGGAACTCCACGGTCAAAGGTCCGTCGATTCGGCTTGCTGAGGTGCTGGTGCGGAACTGGGGCAACTGTGACTCTGGGTTGGTCGAGCTTGAGCGCAAAGCCCGTGAGTCGGTGGTGCAGGCGTATTGCTGGGACATGCAAACCAACACACGGGAGACCAAGATATTCACAATCCCCCACTTCAGAGAAGTCAAGCATGATGGCGTGCTGAAGAAGGTTCGCCTGGAAAGCGACCGTGACATCTACGAACACATCGCCAACATGGGTGCTCGACGGAAACGTGCGTGCATTCTGGCTATGATCCCTCTGGACGTTCAGGAAGATGCCGTCGACCAGTGTGAGAAGACCATGAAAAGCGGTAGCAAGGAACTGCTGATCGACCGTATCCGTAGCATGGTGTTGGCATTCGTCGACTTCGGTGTTAATCAGGAGATGATCGAGAAGCGTGTCGGTCATGTCGTGGACACCATCAGCGAGACCGAGCTGGTGAGGTTGCGCCAAATCTACACCTCCATCAAGGACAACATGGGTTCACGGGATTCCTTCTTCAAGCAGGACGCTGTGAAGCCCGAGGCTGGCAAGACTGCCACTGAGACTCTGGCCGGCAAGTTGGCTCCCCAGAAGCCCGAGCCCCAGCCTGCCGATTCCGAGAAGAAATCCTCCATCGACTTGCGTAACGAGGCGTGGGACTTGCTGATGGAAATGGCCTCCGGGGATGTTGAGAAGGCTACGGGGATGCTTGCAAAGGCAACAGCATGGACTCCCAAGACTGGGAAGAACGAGGGTGTTGAGCTCCCCGGCAAGACTGACATCGGCAAGGTGAGTGACAAGGCTATCCCGGTAGTGCTGAGAAATCTCAAGAAGTTGCATGAGGACTGGCAGGCCACGCAGGAACCCGAGCCGACCGGTGCTACCGAGGAGCAGAACGATATGTATGGTGACCTGTAACACGGAGGGGTGAGTGATGGCGAGGTGTAAAGAGTGTGGGCGGGATGTATGGCCCAACAAGCGAGTCTGCCAGACCTGTATGAAGAAGTGGTCGGAACGCAGAAAGTCCGTGTTCGCACAGGCGATAGAGGAGATTGGTCCATTGTCGGCCAAGACCCTTGAGGCAATCCAGAAGCGGGTGAAGCAGTTGGAGAGGGAACTAAAGCGGAAGGATAAAGCTGATGCCAAACAACCCGAATGACATCCCCGAACGCCCAATCACCCCACGGGATACCGGCAAGAGCCCTTGCTACTGTTGCCAGGTCCACGTTGACCGTTCAGACATGGTGGAATGCGGGGTTTGCACACATCTGATCTGCAACAGGCACGTTATGCCTTGTCACAACGTCGAGAAGGGGTGTCAGAGCCACATCTGCGACAAGTGCGGGGAAACATCGGTGCTTTGTGCGAAGTGTCTTAAATCGGCCGAGGTAGAGTCTGAGGAAGGGGGAGTAGATGATGACTAAGCGAGTGCCTAAAAAATACACGGTTGTCAACTGGTGCTGGAACTGTGGCAAGCCGGTGACGTATGACCTGAAGCGTGGGATGTCGATGGGTGATGCTGTCGAGAAGCGAACGTGGAGAGCCTGCCCCTACTGTGGGTGCAAGGGTTATCTGCGTGACTGGAAGCGGTATAACGTGACCGTTCACAATACTGAGACGCCGGAGGAGAAGTGATGACTAAGCCAATCACAGGCAACCTGCTTTGCATAGATCCGGGCCAGTTCAAGAGCGGGTGGTGCATACTTGACAGCGAGACGGGGATACCGAGCAAGGTGGGGTATGATGAGAATGACAAACTGCTCTGGGATATCAAATCCTTTGGGTTATGTAAGATCAATGAAGAGGGGGCTCGGTGGCAACTGCATGGCCCCCGGCACATCGTCTGTGAATGGTTCAGGCTTTATCAGGTCATGAACCCCACAACCAAGAGAATGAACGCGGTAGGTGTGGGCCAGAGCACATTCCACACCTGTAGGTGGATCGGGCGGTTCCAAGAGGCATTCGACTACGACGAGAATTTTCACCTGATAGAACGCCCGGTAGTCAACAAGTATTGGACGGGGAGATCGAGCGTCAAGAAGCCTCTGGTCAACGCGGCCATGTATGAACGCTACGGGACTGGAACGTGCTGTAGTGCCAAGGGGACCAAGAAGAACCCCGGAGCTCTCTACGGCTTCACAGGGCACTCGTATGATGCTCTGGCTGCGGGGGTAGCATGGCTTGCCGGCGAACGTGAGAAGGCCGAGGGTTGGCTGAAGGGGGCCAAGTGACCCTACACACCCGACCACTACGATCCAGCGACCATGACAAACGAGGTATCCCCCTGCTCGAAACCGGCAAGGATGCCTTGTTCGCTCCGAGTGAGACTCATGAGGTCGAGCTAATCGAGAGCACCTTTGAAAGCAGTGCCAACTCAACCGGTGAGGAAGCCATGACCTGGTTGATCTCTCAGAATGGCACGGCGTATTTCATCACGGCTTATACTTGCTTTGAGGATATTCAACACGGGAAACCGACGCGGATGTACTGGGACGCGCGGGAGGCTGACGGGTTATTGACTAAAGAACAGGAGGCTACCGATGTCTGACAAGGTTCCGGAGGGGCGCGTGTGGCTGTGCAGGGACAAGAATGGAGACAGCAGGCAGCTGATCCGCGTTTATTCCGGCCTGAAGCCGACACGTAAGCCTACAATATCCGGGGGCGAGTGGCAGATTCATTATGGCAACGGGGTAGACTCGTCTCTTGTGAAACACATCTTCGGCGACATCCCCGGGGAGAACGAGGCGTGGCGGGTCACGCGGATGGAGAGCGACCTGATGTGCGATGGGTGCGACGATTGGCGTGAACCATCGGATACGATGAACGTGACCGAACGGGACGGGACACACACAGTGCGGTGTATCTTCTGCAATGCCGAACTCACCAAATCCCGCTGCCGAGTTCTTGGGGCAATTAACCTGGAGGATGCGAAATGACCGAACGCGAAATAACCCACGATGATGTGCTAATCCGCAATGCTGAATTGGAGATTGAGCAGATGGATAAAGCCGGTCCCGTGCCGCTGACGGATGATATGATTGAGATTCTGCGTGATGGGGAACCGTGCAAGGGTTCAACGTGGGGCTTGTTGTCGGTGAAAGACCCCGAAGCTGGCATGACTGTCTCATTTGGCAGAGGTGTGATTCTCGCCACCATCGCCGCCGACCGAGCGAGGATTGCGGAGTCGAAAGACCTATTGCGCCGGTTGTTGTCAAAACTTTCGCACGAGAGGCGCGATTACAGCGGAGTGGGCTGGTGTGCCGGATGCGGAGCGGTGCTCTATTGCAGTGGGGATGACCAACCACGCGACCCATGTAAGTCGAATTGCGTGTTACAAGAGGCACTCCGCGCCGCCGAGAAAGGGGGATGTGATGAAGCTG